GGTTGATAAGATTCGCAAATCTATTGACCAGATTGAACTGCTTGCTGAACTTTATGGTACGGGCATCGGTGAAATTGTTGTCAAAACAGAGAAAATCTTTGTTCCGAGTACCCAACCAATACCTGGTCAAATCGGTCAAGCCGCCATCGGAGTGGTAGAAAAAGACCGAATTGCAGTCAAGATTGTTCCTGTTAACCCCCGTAACTTCCTGTTTGACCCTAATGGAACATCTATTGATGACTGTATGGGTGTGGCTATTGAGAAGTATGTCTCTATCCACAAGATCGTCAAAGGTCAAGAAGATGGCATTTATCGCAAGGTAAAGGTCGGTACGGACTCTATGGACACAGACTTAGAGCCTACCCAAGAGATTACTCAGTACGAAGACGACAAGGTAAAGTTGTTAACTTACTATGGACTCGTTCCCCGTGAATACCTTGAAGAACTAGAAGATGGTGCTGAAGTAGAGGATTTATTCCCTGAAGACTCTATTCAGGATGAGTATTCCGATTTGGTTGAGGCAATTATCGTGATTGCCAATGATGGTGTTCTTCTCAAAGCAGAAAAGAACCCATACATGATGAAAGACCGCCCAATCCTAGCCTATCAGGACGACACAGTTCCTAATCGCTTATTGGGTCGTGGTACTGTAGAGAAGGCTTACAACTCACAGAAGGCTATTGATGCCCAAGTTCGTAGCCACTTAGATTCTCTTGCTCTAACAACTAGCCCAATGATGGCTATGGATGCCACCCGCCTACCAAGGGGTGCTAAGTTTGAGGTTAAGCCAGGTAAGGCTATCCTGACAAACGGAAATCCCAATGAGATTCTGTTCCCATTTAAGTTTGGCAATACGGATGGTTCTAACCTGACAACCGCTAAAGAGTTTGAGCGTATGCTTTTGATGGCAACAGGCACTCTTGACTCTCAAGGAATGGTATCTGCCGTTGCTAGAGATGCGGGTCAGGGCGGTATTTCGATGGCAGTAGCTTCAATTATCAAGAAATACAAGCGTACCTTGGTGAACTTCCAAGAGGATTTTATGATCCCCTTCATCACCAAAGCCGCCTATCGCTATATGCAGTTTGATCCCGAGCGTTATCCTACTGTGGACATGAGGTTTATTCCGACTGCTGCCTTGGGAATCATTGCCCGTGAGCATGAACAACAACAAATGATTGGTTTACTCCAGACTCTTGGCCCAAATACACCTGTTTTGCCTATCATTTTGAAGGGTATTATGGCTAATTCTTCTCTGTCAAACAGATTTGAGTTGATTGAGATGCTTGATAAGATGTCTCAAGCTGATCCACAAGCCCAACAAGCGGCTCAGATGCAACAACAACTGGCTTTGCAATTGGCTCAGGCTCAGATTGCTGTCCAAACGACTCAAGCAGAGCAGAATAAGGCTGAAGCGCAAAAGTTACTGACTGAAGCGCAATTGATGCCTATTGAACTTCAGGCAAAGAGTATGGCGGCTAACACTAAAAACCTCCCAACTGATGATGCTTTAGCTTCAAAAGAGTTTGATAAACGGGTCAAGATTGCTGAATTGATGCTAAAAGAAGCAGATATTCAAAACAAGGCTAAGATTGTTGAAAAACAGATGACTAGACAATGAACCCAGAACTTCAAAAATACTATGAAGAGAGATTTTCCACGATGTCTACACAAGGGTGGATAGATTTGATGGAAGATGTTGACAAAATGATAGAACCTTTGAATAATATTTCAACAATTGCAGATGAAAAAAGTCTACAATTCAGAAAAGGTGAGTTATCAATCCTTATTTGGCTGAAAAACTTAAAACAAGTCAGCGAAAGAGCATTTGAGGACTTAAATGAAAAGAATGTATGAATTTGCCTGTGATAATGGGCATATAACAGAGAGATTTGTTGATTATGAGTCAACAATTCTTGTATGTGAGTGTGGCGATACATCTCGTCGCATTCTTTCTGCGCCAGCTTTTCGACTCGAAGGGTGGTCTGGTTCTTTCCCATCATCGCATGGGAAGTTCGAGAAAAGCCACTTAGACAAGCTAAAAAGCGAGCGCAAACTCAACTCATAAGCAATTATGCCGAGTTGAATCTCCTACAACCGAACAACGGCAGGAAAAGGAAAAAGTATGTTAGTTGATGACGACAAAGAAGAGTTGGGTGAGTTAGAGGCAGAAGAGCAAAAGATCGAACAAAAGACTGAACTTCCTGAGAAATACAGGGATAAAAGTTTAGACGACATTGTGAGGATGCACCAAGAGGCTGAAAAGCTCATTGGTAAGCAAGCACAAGAAGTAGGCGAGGTCAGAAAGTTAGCTGATGAACTCATCAAACAGAACCTTGGTTCACGACAACAAACTAGGCAAGAAGAGCCTGAAGTAGATTTCTTTGAGAATCCACAGAAGGCAATTCAGAGGACTGTTGATAATCACCCCGACATCCAAGCGGCTCGCATGGCGACTCTTGAGATGAAAAGGTCACAAATTCAGCAGAGGTTAGCGCAAGAGCATCCCGACTTTGGTGAAATCGCCAGAGATCAGGATTTTGCAAACTGGGTGAAGTCTAGCCCTGTTCGCATTAGAATTTTTGAGCAAGCCGATGCGGGATATGATTTTGACTCTGCCAATGAATTGCTGTCGACCTATAAACAACTGCGATCTGTTAAACAGAAGCAATCTAGCAATGCAGGTGAGGCAACTCGCAAGCAGAACTTGAAAGCCGTAGGTGTTGATGTGGGTGGTTCTGGTGAATCATCAAAAAAGGTATACAGAAGGGCAGACCTTATTCGGCTAAAAATGCAAGACCCTAATCGTTATGATGCACTTAGTGATGAAATCATGGCAGCATACGCAGAAGGTCGAGTTCGTTAAACTTTTGGAGATTTAATCATGGCATATCCAACACCAGCGGTAACCACAACCACCGCAGCAACCTTCATCCCAGAAATCTGGTCTGATGAAATCGTAGCCGCTTACAAGAAAAACCTTGTATTGGCTAACATCGTAATGAAGATGAACTTCAAGGGCAAGAAGGGTGACACAGTTCACATTCCCGCCCCTACCCGTGGTTCAGCTTCAGCAAAAGCGGCTTCTACAGCCGTTACATTGATTGCCGATACTGAGACAGAAGTTCAAGTCTTGATTAACAAGCACTATGAATATTCACGTTTCATTGAGGACATCGTTGAAGCCCAAGCATTGAACAGCTTGCGTCAGTTCTATACTGCCGATGCTGGTTATGCGCTTGCCAAGCAAGTTGATACCGACTTGATCCAATTGGGTCGTGCTTTCAATGGTGCTACTGTCGGTACTAACGACTACGCAACAAGCAATACATCCACCAAAGCCTATATCGGTTCTGATGGTACTACTGCTTACAACAGCACATCTTCCAATGCAGCCGCATTGACTGATGCCGCTATTCGCAGAACTATTCAGCGTTTGGATGACAATGACACTCCTATGGATGGTCGTTTCTTCATCATTCCTCCTTCAAGCCGTAATACGTTGATGGGTCTTGCCCGTTACACAGAACAGGCTTTTGTGGGTAATGGCGATGCAATCCGTAATGGTGAAATCGGTCAACTGTATGGTATCCCCGTGTTTACATCTAGCAATGCTGATTCTGGCGCAGGTAACTCTGGTGCTGATCGTATTTGCTTGATGGGTCACAAGGACTCTATGGTTCTAGTTGAGCAAGTTGGTGTTCGTTCACAGACTCAGTACAAACAAGAGTACCTTGCTACTCTGTTTACATCTGACACTCTGTATGGTGTGAAAGCCATGCGTACAGCCGCTACAACTGGTGCAGCTTTGTCTTCTAGCGCATTTGCGTTAGCAGTTCCAGCCTAATAGTTGCCACTTCTCCCTCATCTTCGGGTGGGGGAGTTTTTTCTTAATTTAGGAGGAATTTATTATGGCAGCAGCAACAGCAGTCGTTTCCCGCAGGGGTAATGACCAGTTCCGTGGTCTTTTTACAGACACTTGGGATGTTTCTTGTACTCTTGATAGCGCATCAGTAGCTACTACTGCAACCGCTACAGACACAGTTACAGTTCCAGGCGTTGCATTGGGCGATATGGTTATCGGTATGTCTGTTGGCGTTTCTGAGGCAGGTTTGGTTCGTAGAGCCTATGTTTCAGCCGCTAATACAGTTACTATCGTGACTTATAACCCTACAGCAGGTTCTGTTGACTTAGCATCAACTACATTGCAACTTATGGTTGCTCGTCCTGTTCAGTAAAGTCATAAAAGGGGGCTAAAAACCCCCTTTTTAATGGAGTTCTAATGGCAACCTTTAGATGTTTAGCAAGTGGACAAACAGTCACTTTTACCTATCAGCACGATATTGATTCGATGAAAGGTCATCAAGGTTATGTCAGAGTTGATGAAGTTCAAGAAGAAACTTCTGAAAAACAAATAGTTTTGAAACCTCCAGTACCTGTTAAGAAGATGGGTCGTCCAAGGAAATCAAATGTCTGAGATTGATCCACGAGAATTTGGTAAGCTAGAGGCTCAAGTTGAGGCTTTACAGACAGAAGTCCATGCACTTCGCCAAGATATTAAAACGCTTTTAGAGATGGCAAACAAGTCAAAAGGTGGCTTCTTTGTCGGAATGGCTATCGCTTCTGTAGTAGGCGGTATTATTTCATTTATTGCGACTAGGATCATCAAATGAGCCTCCTAACTGGCGTTGTCTGTCCTATAGCGACACAAGATATTTCGGTCAATCTGAAGAACCGAAACAATGCCTTTAAGAAGTTTGGCTATGGGCCACCTAATCCTGAAGAGCCTAATGATTCGTTTTGGCTAAAGAAAGCCAAGATGTATAACTCTCCTACAGATACCATAAAAGGTATGCGCTGTGGCAATTGTGCCGCCTTTATCCAGACACCTAAGATGATGGAATGTATCTCAAGTGGTTTGGAAAAAGATGAAGGTGAAGGAGAGTTATCTTATGACCAAAATTTCATTAAAGCCGCTGATCTCGGCTATTGCGACTTATTTCAATTCACTTGTGCTGCCGCCCGTACTTGTGATGCGTGGAAAGGTGGCGGGCCTATTACGAAGGAAAAACCATGAAAATGACAAAGCCTAAAGAGACTAAGAAACCAAAGGGTATGCCATTGGCAATAATGATTGCTATTGGTAAGCCTAAGACTCGTCCCATGCCTGCCCGTGGTGGTCGCACAGCTACTAATATGATGAAAAAAGCAGGTCGTGGCAAATGAAAAAAGCAGAAACCAAAATAAGCAAAGTAATGAAAGAGTATGGTGCGGGTAAACTGCACTCTGGCTCTAAAAAAGGCCCTGCCGTTACTTCTCGTAAACAAGCCATTGCCATTGCTTTATCTGAGGCGGGCATGAGCAAACCCATGAAGAAGAAGAAGAAATGAAACAAGGTCTTTACGCTAACATTCATGCCAAACAAGAACGCATCAAAGCGGGTTCTAAGGAAAAGATGCGTAAGGTTGGCTCTAAAGGTGCTCCTACTGAGGCGGCATTTAAGGCTGCGGCTAAGACCGCAAAGAAGAAATGATCCCTGAATCATTAGACAAAACAACTGTTAATCAGTTACTGCTGTCTCATGGGACATGGAAGCATCTTTTCTACCGATGCTATTCAGAAGTAAGCTCTGATTACAAAAATTATGGCGGTCGTGGAATTGATGTGCATCTATCGTGGCATGGAGAAGATGGTTTTTATCAATTTATCCAAGATGTTGGACTTAGGCCATCAAAAGATTACAGTCTTGACAGAATTGATGTAAACAAGGGTTATTCTCCAGAAAATGTGAAATGGTCAACTAGCATTGAGCAAGCCAATAATCGAAGGAATAGCAAGAGATACCTGTTTGAAGGCGAGAATCTTACGTTGGCTGAGATTGCTAGAAAAACAGGAATTGGATACCAAAGAATCTGGAAAGCAACTAAGATTTATGGCGATCCATCAGAACATACAAAAATTGATCCAGATCGTGGTAAACGTATGTATCAAGGTGAATTACGCTCAACAACTGAGATTGCTAAAATGGTCAATATGAAGCCAGAAACTCTTATGCAAAGATTAAGAAATGGCTTAGATTTTGATTTAGCTATTGCATTACCACCTCAGCCTGGTGTACACTTCACAGGAAGATCATTATGGTCTTAAAAAAATACCAGAATCCAAAAGGTGGGTTGAATGAGGAAGGTCGAGAGTTCTACAAAAGAACTGAAGGACTGAACTTAAAAGCACCTTTAAAAACGGGTAATTCAGGTCGACGATCTAGTTTTTTAGCACGAATGGGCAATATGCCTGGCGCTGAGATGAAAGATGGGAAGCCTACCCGACTCCTTCTATCTCTTAGAGCTTGGGGCGCATCGTCCAAGGAAGACGCTAAAGCAAAGGCTAAAGCGATCTCTAAGAGGAATAAGAAGTGAGACCAGTATCCGTTGGAATTAGCCCTACAGCCGCTACGCTGACTACTGTTTACACAGTACCAACGGGATACTATGCCAAATTTACTGTCATGTATATCCACAATACTGGTGGATCGACAAAGCACATTACAGTTGCTTGGAATGATGCAAGTGCATCAACTTCATACGATATTCTTACCCAATATAACTTCACATCCAAACAATACTTACAGTTTGATGGAAGTGCTTATATCGTTTTAGAAGAAGGCGATAAAATTCAAATAACAACTGAAGCTGGAAGCACTTTCAGTTTTCTAGCAACATTTGAGGTTGTAGGAGCGCAAAGAACATGACCTACTTAGAACTTGTTAACGATGTCCTTGTGCGTTTGCGTGAGAGTACTGTTTCTACTGTTGGTGAAACAACCTATTCCTCTTTGATTGGCAAGTTTGTCAATGATGCCAAGCGTCAAATTGAGGATGCTTATACTTGGAATTGCTTATCTCAGACAGTTACTGTCACAACAACTTCTGGCACAAGTTCATATTCTTTGACTGGTGTTGGTCAAAAGTTTCGTGTAATTGACGCAATTAACACGACCAGTTTGGTTAGTTTGACAGATATTCCTTTTGTGGACATGAATCGCAAGTTGAACTTTGGTTCTCCTGCTCAATCTATTCCTACTGAATACTGTTTTAATGGCGTGGATGGTAGTGGTGATACAAAAGTAAGCCTATTTCCAGTCCCAAATGGCGTATTTACTTTGTTGTTTGATGTGGTTGTACCTCAAGCAGCACTATCTTCCGACTCAACATCTGTGAAAGTTTTGGACTATTTGGTAGCCCAAAGTGCCTATGCTCGTGCTTTGATTGAGCGTGGTGAGGATGGTGGTACATCTAGTTCAGAGGCTTATGCTTTGTTCAGGGGTATGTTATCTGATGCGATTGCAACAGAGAGTACTCGCTATCCTGAAGAATCTAACTTTGAGGCAGTCTAATGGCATCTCAGTTACAAAGTTATAGTCTTTCAGCACCAGGTTTTTATGGCCTGAATACTGAAGATTCACCCTTGGATTTGGGTGCTGGCTTTGCTTTGGTTGCCACTAACTGCATCTTAGATCAGTATGGTCGTATTGGTGCTAGAAAAGGTTGGTCAAGAGTAAATTCTTCCTCTGGAAACCTTGGTGCTAACGATGTTGGTGTGATCCATGAGTTGGTTCAGACTGATGGCACATTGACTGTGTTGTTTGCTGGCAACAATAAACTATTTAAACTTGGCGCATCTAATGCGGTGACTGAGTTGACCTATGGTGGTGGCGGTACTGCTCCAACCATTACTGCTAGTAACTGGCATTGTGCATCTTTGAATGGAATTGCTTATTTCTTTCAAACTGGTCACGATCCATTGATTTACGACCCTGCAGTAAGTACTACTACTTATCGCAGAGTGTCAGAGAAGTCTGGTTATGTTGCTACTGTTCCACAAGCAAACATCTGTATCTCTGCTTTTGGTCGTTTATGGGTGGCTAATACTTCTACTGATAAAACAACAATTAGCTTCTCTGACCTGATTGCTGGTCATGTTTGGTCTGGTGGCACTTCAGGATATTTAGATATTTCTCGTGTGTGGCCTAATGGCGCAGATGAAATCATGGGTTTGGCTGCACATAATGACTTCTTGTTTATCTTTGGCAAGAAGCAGATTCTTGTTTATGCAAACGCTTCCACGCCAGCTTCTATTGTTCTAAGCGACACAGTAGGAAATATTGGTTGTGTGGCTAGAGACACCATACAAAGCATTGGTTCTGATGTTGTTTTCTTGTCAGACTCAGGTGTTCGCTCATTGATGAGGACTATTCAAGAGAAGTCTGCTCCTTTGCGTGACTTGTCAAAGAATGTTCGTTTTGATCTGGCATCCTCTTTAGCGGGTGAAACTCTTGCTAATTTGAAGTCTGTTTACTCAGAGAAAGAGGCTTTTTACTTACTGATTTTGCCTGCCACGCTTCAAGTGTATTGTTTTGACACCAAACAATCCTTGCAAGATGGCGCTTCTCGTGTGACCAAATGGGATTCAATTTCTCCAACTTGTGCAAAATCCTTGAGAAATGGTGATTTGTACATTGGTAAGAATGGCTATATTGGTAAATATGGGACTTATCTTGATGACACATCAAGTTATCGTTTCTTGTACTACACAAACAATGCTGACTTGGGAAACCCTAACCAGATTTCTATTTTGAAGTCTATTACTGCTGTTGTAATTGGCGGTTCAAACCAGTATCTCACGATTAAGTGGGGGTTTGACTATTCGGGCGCCTACCAGTCAGAGAACATTTTTATACCTACACAAGTAAGTTATGAATATGGAACTGCTGAGTATGCTGTTGCAGACTTTACAAGTGGCATTCCAATCAAGGCGTTGACAAGCAATGCTTCAAGTGCAGGTAAGATTGTGCAAACAGGTTATGAGGCAACCATAAACGGAACTCAATTGTCTATACAGAAGATTGAAATTCAGGCCAAAGAAGGCAAGATAGGATAAACCATGTCAAATTACACAAAAAGTACCAACTTTGCATCTAAAGACAATCTGTCACCAGGCAATCCTTTAAAGATTGTCAAGGGTACTGAAATTGATACAGAGTTTAACAATATTGCCACCGCAGTAGCTACCAAGACAGACAATGCTTCTGCAACCATTACTGGTGGAACAATCAATGGGGCAACCATTGGTGCTTCTACTGCCGCAGCAGGCACTTTTACTAACTTAACTGTTAACACAGCCGCTACGATTGCTTCTGCCGCTATTAGCGCAGGCACGATCAATGGCGCAGTTATTGGTGGTTCTTCTGCTGCTGCCATTACTGGTACTAATGTTACTGCCACAACAGGATTTAGTGGCCCATTGACAGGGGCAGTTACAGGTAATGTTACAGGTAATGTGACTGGTAACTTGACTGGCAATGTCACAGGAAATGTAACTGGTAATGTTACAGGCAATGTAACTGCTGCTTCTGGCACTTCTACATTCAATAATGTGACTATCTCTGGCTCGCTTGACATGGATTCTGGTACATCGGCAACGATTACTGGTCTAGCGAGTCCTACAAACGATTCTGATGCGGCTACAAAGGGTTATGTAGATGCACTAGCCCAAGGTATTGATGCGAAGGCTTCTGTGGTTGTAGCTACAACTGCAAACATTACTCTGTCTGGCACACAAACAATTGATGGAGTAGCGGTTTCTGTTGGTGACCGAGTATTGGTTAAAGACCAGTCTACTGCTTCTGGCAATGGCATTTATGTAGTTGCTTCTAGCACTTGGACTCGTGCAACTGATGCTGATTCTTGGACTGAGTTGACTGCGGCCTTTACCTTTGTTGAAAAGGGTACGACAAACGCTGACTCAGGTTGGATTTGTACCATTGATGCAGGTGGGACATTGGGAAGCACATCTGTTACTTGGGCACAGTTCTCTGGTGCGGGACAGATTACGGCAGGCGCAGGTTTAACAAAGACTGGCAATACTCTTGATGTAGGTACTGCTTCTAGTTCACGCATTGTTGTCAATTCGGACAACATTGATTTGGCGACTTCTGGTATTACTGCAGGAACATACCAATCTGTAACTTTTGATGCTTATGGTCGTGCCACAGCAGGAACTAACCCAACGACTATTGCTGGCTACAACATTACAAATGCCTACACAAAGACTGAGATTGACTCTATCTTTGGTTCTACAACATCTGCGGCAACTAGTGCATCCAATGCCGCCACATCTGCTTCTAATGCGGCAACAAGCGCTTCTAATGCCTCTACAAGCGAAACAAATGCGGCTTCTAGCGCAACGGCAGCAGCGGCTAGTTACGACTCTTTTGATGACAGATATTTAGGAAGCAAGACTTCTGCGCCTTCTGTGGACAATGATGGAAATGCTCTGTTGACAGGTGCTTTGTACTGGAATTCAACTGTTAGCCAACTGTATGTTTGGTCTGGAAGTGCTTGGACTCAGGCGGCATTTACTTCAGCAGGATTCTTAACTGCAAGCAATAACTTGTCTGATCTGGCAAATGCTTCTACTGCAAGAACTAATTTGGGTGTTGCAATTGGCTCAAATGTTCAGGCTTATAGTGCTACTTTGACTACTTGGTCTACAACTACTGCTCCTAGCGGTACTGTTGTTGGTACTACAGATACTCAAACGCTAACAAATAAGACCCTGACAAACCCGACTGTCACCAATTATGTTGAAACGCCTTACACGGCAAACTCAAGTACAGCCATCACATTGGCTTTGACAAATGGAACAGTCCAAATTATTACTTTGACAGGCAACGCAACCATTACGATGCCAACAGCCACGGCTGGTAAATCATTTATTTTGCTTTTAAAGCAAGATGCAACAGGATCACGCACAGTTACTTGGACAACAGTTAAATGGCCAGCAGGGACTGCACCAACAATCACCAGCACAGCATCTAAGCAAGATATTTTCAGTTTCTTTGCTGATGGTACAAACTGGTACGGCACGACTGTCGGTCAGAACTACACACCATAAGGACTGACTATGTTTGCATCAGGTAAAACAGCGACAGTCGTAAGTAATGCAATTAGTTACATTGAGGATGTGTTTAGCACTTATCTTTACACAGGCACAGGCACATCTTTAACAATTACCAATGGCATTGACTTGTCCACTAAGGGTGGATTGGTTTGGAATAAACTAAGAGCAGGTGCTGGGTTAAGTGCAAACCATAAGTTATATGACACAACTCGTGGTGTTAATAAAGAACTTTATACAAACCTTACAAGTGCGCAAGGAACTAAAACAGACGCATTAAATTCATTTAATACAAATGGGTTTACTCTTGGAGCACAAGACATTAACGAAACTGGTGGCACATACGCCTCATGGACATTCCGCAAGCAACCAAAGTTTTTTGACATTGTGACTTATACTGGTGATGGAATTGCTGGTAAAACAATTAGTCATAATTTAGGTTCTACCCCTGCATTTATTATTGTTAAAGGTGTTGACGTTGCTAGAGCTTGGTTTTGTTATCATTCTTCTCTTGGCCCAACAAAATATATTCGACTTGATGATACTGGTGCGGCAACAACAAATTCTACTATTTGGAATGACACTTCGCCAACAAGCACACAATTTACTGTTGGTGGTTCAACGGGAACTAATTTTTCTGGGTATCAATTTGTCGCTTACCTATTTGCTCATGACGCAGGAGGTTTTGGTCTGACTGGTACAGACAATGTGATTTCTTGTGGCTCTTTTACTGATAGCACAACAGTAAATCTTGGATACGAGCCTCAATGGGTTTTAATAAAACCATCATCGTCTATTGGCAATTGGAATATTATTGATAATTTGCGTCAATGGGTTGGTACAGATGCTGCTACTAGTGACGCATTGGGTGGTAAGTTTCTTGCGCCAAATTTATCAAGCGCAGAATCAACTACTTCATATAACACAAATATTACGCCAACTGGATTTCGCGTTGATGGAACAAGTGGAACATATATCTATGTAGCCATTCGCAGAGGGCCGATGAAAGTTCCTACTGTTGGTACAACTGTGTACAACGGAGTAACTTGGACAGGAGACAATGCTGCAAGAACTATTACAGGAATAGGTTTCCCATTAGATATGTGTTTTACACACATAAGAAATGTTAGTGGAACATCTGCACAAAGTTTGTTTTTTGATAGGGTGCGAGGAAATGGAAGTACAACATCTGCAAAAAGACTTAGAGCAACTGCAGCAGCTTCAGAAATAGATTACACATCTGTTGGAACTTTTGATTTAATGGATGGTTTTAGAATTCTTGATGGTGATGGTCTTATAAATGATGCAGGGTTGCCGTCAACTTATGTAGGATATTTCTTTAAAAGAGCACCATCTGTATTTGACCAAATATGTTTTACAGGAAATGGAACTGCAGGGAGAACGCTAAATCATAATTTAGGAGTAGCCCCAGAAATAATGATTGTAAAAGAAAGAAATTACTCAGGCGGTCGTCCTTGGGTTTTTTATCATTCTGGATTAGGTGCAACTAAATTCTTGTACATGAATGAAACAACCACGCCAACAACAAGTTCAGCGGCTTGGAACGACACAGCACCTACATCGTCTGTGTTTACGTTGGGTTCAAATTCCATCGTTAACTTTTCTGGCACAAACTACGTTGCTTATTTGTTTGCCACTTGTGCAGGGGTTAGCAAGGTAGGAAGCTACACAGGAAATGGAAGCACACAAACCATTAACTGTGGCTTTACAAGTGGTGCTAGGTTTGTATTAATTAAGCGTACTGACTCAACTGGGGACTGGTATGTATATGACACAGCTCGTGGCATGACAACAGTAACTGACCCATATTTATTGCTTAACAGTACAGCCGCAGAATCTGCAAGTCTTGGTTCTGTTACAACATCATCAACAGGTTTTGACTTAAATGCAGGAATCTTGGCGGCAATCAACACTAATGGCGCAAGCTACATCTTTTTTGCGGTGGCGTAATATGGTATAATTGGCAATAACTTAACAAAGGAGTTGCCATGTTTACCGAGGAAGAAAAGACAAAGATTTTTAAAAGTTACAGGATGCAAAAGTCAAACGCCAGAACTAGAAAGATTCCATTTTTGTTGACTTTTGAGCAATGGTTAACAATTTGGAATGAATCTGGAAAACTTGCACAACGTGGTCGTGGTGCTAACAAATTTTGTATGTGTCGAGTAAATGATACAGGCGCATACGAAGTAGGTAATGTTTTTATTGGAACTGGTCGTGAAAATGTAAGAGCTGGAAATCTTGGCAAAGTTATGTCTCAAGAAATTCGTCAAAAAATTTCTAAGGCTAATATTGGGAAACCACATGAATGGTCAAAAGGAGAAAAAAATCCTATGCACAGACCAGACGTTAAAGCTAAGATGAGTGAAAAAACTGGTGGAGCAAACCATTACAAAGCAATTGGAGTTACAACGCCTGAAGGGTTTTACCCAACAGCGAAATTAGCGGCAATTGCATTGGGTATGAAAAAATCAACTGTTGAATGGAGAGCCAAACATAAAAAATATGGCTTTACATACGGCAATAATTTAGCAATTGCTTGAGGAAATTAAAATGCAAGTACGAATCAGAGAAACAGGCGCAGTCATGTACGAGAGTGAATTTCGTGCATTGCATCCAAACACATCAATGCCACAACAACTATCAGAGGCACTATTAAATGAGTTTGGTGCTGATGTAGTCTTTGAAGGCGCACAAGCGTCAGGCGGTACTGTTTACCAATACTCTCAAGCCGCTGGTGTCGAGCAGATTGATGGTAAGTGGTACACAAAGTATGTATTAGGCCCTACCTTTATTGATACTGTTGATGATGGTGTAACTACTACAGCACTACAGCACGAAACTGCTTACAAGGAACAGAAAGACGCTGAACAGGCTAAGAATGTTCGTGCTACTCGTGATGCTAAATTAGCAGAAACTGACTGGCGATTTCGTAGTGATATGACTCCATCACAAGCATGGAAAGACTACTGCCAAGCATTAAGAGATGTGCCTACTCAGTCTGGTTTCCCTTGGACTATTACTTGGCCTGATGCGCCTTAATGGAGAAAAATAATGGCTGTAACCAATCAACAAATTTTAGAGTTTCTAAAAACTCCCAATCTGACAGATGCTCAGATTGCTACTGCAATGCAGCAAAATGGAGTAACTCCTGCTCAGTTAGCTCAAGCTACTGGCGCACCTGCACAAGAAGTTGCCGTTCGATTCGCCCAAGCAGTTGCACCAACTGTTACAGACTATCAAGGCAAACAATACGATAGTGGAACTGTTATTAAGTTATCTCAACAGATCGCTGCGGCAATTGATCCTAAAAATGTAAAGGGTGGTGTTTTCGAGACTTCTGGAGAGAGTGTTGGATTTAACTATGATGAAGCCTCCAAAATCTTAGGAAAGCCTGCAACAGCGGCAGAGCAAGTTGTTTTGGACATGAGTCGTCATCTTATAAAAGAAGGCTATACCGATCTTAATCAGGCAAATGCAACCGAAACAAATAGACGTTTTGGCTCTACCTTTACTGGTGGCGGTGGCACTATTTATGAACTTAAAAAGAATGCTGATGGCACTCCTGTTATTTCCACATGGAGTAAAGATACAAGCGACAAGAAAACTATTCTGAGTGGCTTGGCATTGGCGGCACTTGCTTTTGGCATACCTGGCGTTTCAGAGGGATTGTTAAGTAGCGCACCTGCTGGCGCAACTTTAGGAACAATTGGAGCAGAGGCTACAGGTTTGACATTAGCTGAGTTGGGCGGTACTGCGGGTGCGGGTGCGTTGACTGCGGCTGAGTCTGCGGCTTTATATGGTGCTGGTGGTGCGACAGGCGCTGGTTTGTTAACAGCTGGTGGCGCAGGTACTGTTGCAGGAATGGGCGGTGCTGGTGGACTAACCGCAGGTGCAGGTGGAATTACTGGTTTAACCACAGGCGCAGGTGGAGTTACAGGATTGACTACTGCTGGCGGTTTAGCAGGTTCTAATACTTTGCTTGGTGGCTCTACTCTTGGTTCTACTTTGGGTGGTTTGACAACTGGTGTTGTTGGCTCTACTTTAGGATCAACACTTGGGTCTACTCTTGGTTCAACATTGGGTTCTACAGTTGGCTCTAACCTTGCAAATACTGCTGCTAGAACTGCTTTAGGCGGTCTTACTTCTGGTAATTTAGCAAATCTTTTCTCTGGTGGTTTAGGTACTACGGGAAGCCTATTACAACAACAAGCATCTAAAGAAGCGGCTCAAAAAGCCCAAGCAATGATTGATGCTGAGACTGCTGTTGCCAAACAAGCTGCCGCATTCAGACCAGTTGGCATGACCACAAGGTTTGGTACTTCACAGTTCCAAGTTGATCCTGTTACTGGTCAATTGACAAGCGCAGGATATACACTAAGCCCTGAAGCTAAGAATGCTCAAGACCGATTTATTACTTTGGCAGGTCAAGGTTTAACTCAAGCAGAAGCGGCACAACAACAATTTGCTCCTTTGCAAACGGGCGCACAGAATTTGTTTAACCTTGGCAATCAATACATTGCTCAAACTCCTGAATCTGTTGCTCAGAATTATCTCAATCAACAGATGGCTTTATTGCAACCAGGCAGAGAGACTGAGTTAGCAAATCTGCAAAATAAACTCCAACAACAAGGTCGTGGTGGTCTTTCTGTTGCTCAAGGTGGCACTATGGGTGCTACAACTCCTGAACTACAGGCTTTGTATAACGCTAGAGCGCAACAAGAGGCTCAATTGGCGGCCAATGCTCAACAGTATGGTCAACAAAACGTCTTATTTGGTGCGGGTCTATTAGGCCAAGGCTCACAAGCTATGGGTCAGTATTATGGCGGTCAAACAGCGGCTTATCAACCATACACAACTGCTTTGGGACAGGTGCAAAACTTAGAAACTTTGGCACAACAACCACTCACAATGGGTGCGGCTCTTGGTCAACAAGCAGCTACAGCAGGTACAAATGTTGGAAAACTAGGATTAACAGGAGCGCAATTAAGCACCAATTTAGCGACAAGTGCTAATGCTACTGCTAACCCTTATGCTCAAGCATTGATGGCGGCAGGTAATCCAAATGCCATGTTTGGTCAAGCACTTGGTAATGTGTTTGGCGGTCTATTTTCGTAAGGATTCATCATGGCAGACAATATAGTAGCGGGTCTATTTGGATTGACTCCTGATATGTATCAGGGTCAACAATACAACCAAGACTTAAAAAGGGGCTATGAATTAGCTCAACTCGATCCTGGTGCTGCGGCTAGAGCGCAGTTGGGTGCTGGCATTGGTCAAATAGGTCGTGGCATTGCAGGTGCTATGGGCATAGAAGACCCTCAGTTGAAGCTAATCAGTGCTAGGAATGCTATTGCCCAACAGATTGACCAAACCAATCCTGAGTCGATCCTAAAAGGTGCTCAGATGTTGTCTCAAATGGGTGACCAACAAGGTGCTATGGCTTTAGCTCAATATGCTCGTCAAGCCCAAGGTGATGTTGCTCAAACAGAACAGCGTTTGGCGGCAAGTAAAGCATCTTTGGCACAGGCAGCTCGTGAGCGTCAACAAGCAACTCCTAATGATATTCAGATTGCTACACAAATGGCATCATTAACAGATGCTCTTGACCAGCTTAAAGATCAACCTGCTTCTCCAGAGCGTGATCGTGCAATGAACTTGTTGACTACTCAATTGACCCAACTTGAGCGTTTAACTTCAAAAGTTGAAAAACAAATTACTCCCAATGTTAAAACTGTTGGTGTTGCAGAAGGAACTAAGAAAGCTGTATTTTTGGATGTTAATTCTGACCAACAATTTACATACGAAATTGGTGCTGATGGTAAGCAATATCGCAAACCTTATGTTGGTCAAGTTAATAGGGTTACATCAACCACACAAGTTGGCGTTAAATTACCAGAGCAAGAAAAAGAAGAAAAAGGTGCTCGTGGAAAAATGTTGGTTAAACAATATGAGGGTATTTCAGATCAAGCACGCATTGCTACTAGAACATTGCCATCTTTAGAATCAAATTTATCAATATTAGATAAAGGTTTTGATACTGGATTTGGTACTGAAGTTGTTGCCGCAGGTGCAAAAGTGTTGGCGGCTTTGGGTGTTCCAGAAGCTGAACGCCTTGCTACAAATGCTCAAACATTCTTAGCAAATGCTAATGCTGCTGTTTTACAACGCCAATTAGAGCAAAAAGGCCCTCAAACAGAATCCGATGCTCAACGAATTACCACTACTGGCGCACAATTTGGTAATACAAAAGAAGCAAATCGTTTCTTAATTAGTGTTGCAAAGGCTCAATTGAAGAGAGATATTGACCAACGTAATTTTTACGATAAATGGTGGAAAACAAATTCAACCTATGATGGAGCAGAAGATGCTTGGTTTAGTGGTGAAGGCGGTAAATCTTTGTTTGATAGACCTGAACTTAAAACCTATAGAGTTAAAGAGTCTGCTGCCTCACAAATTCCTACACAAAGAACTATTCCTAATAATATTCCACAAAAGGCTATTGATGCACTAAATCGTGGTGAAGGAACAGAAGCTCAGTTTGATGCGATATTTGGAGTAGGCGCTGCTAAACAAATAAAAGGAAACAAATAATGGCTACCAACCCATTTGCTGAATTTGTTGCTGAACCAGCACAAGAAAATCCTTTTGCAACCTTTGTAACGCAACAACCATTAGTTGCACCTAAAGAAGAAAAGACATCTTTAGGTCAATTGCTTCAATCTGCGATTTCTCTTGGTCGATCTACTGCTTCTCTTGCTGACATTACTGTTGGTGGAGTATTACCTGCTGCCGCACAAATGGTTGGCTATCCTTTGGCACGTTTAGGACGTTCACCAGAAGAAGCACAAGCCGCTACGCAAAGATTGGTATCTGCCGTTGACAAACCATTTGGAAAAATGGCGGGCGTTACTGAGACTCCAGAATATCAAGGTGAAGCTGGTCGTCAGATCATGGACTTCATTGGTGAAAACTTTCAAAAAGGAGCTAAATGGATTGCTGATAAAACTGGCATTCCTACTTCAGATGTTGAAAGTTACATGGCTTCATTAAGCCTTGCCGCACCCGCTATTGCCAAACCTGCTGCTCGAACAATACAAGAGTTAGCCGCACCCGCATTAGAGAAAGCCGTTATTGGCGCAAAGATGCCTTTTGAGCCAATGATGCAAGCTAGGCGTGAAAGAATGTCCTTAGAGGACTATGCTCGTGGCCCACAAATTGATGCAGCTAAAGAGGCACAACGTCTTGGTATTGCTTTAAGTCCAGAGCAAATTCAACCAACATTAATCCCTAAAACCTTATCTGCTGTTGCGGGTCAACGTGGTACTGATGCTATTGCTAATGCAAATAAGAATCAAATACGCAAAATTGCTATAAATGAATTGGGTTTGCCAGAAACTACGCAATTTGATAGCAAAGCACCATTTAGTGAAGCAAGAATGCGTGTTGCAGAACCTTATAGTCAAGTAAAAAAATTGCCAATAATGGTGGCTGATGAAAATTTAATTTCTTCTCTTAATGATTTAAGGCCAGATTTAGCAGTGATTGGTGCTAATCAAAAAGCAAAATCGATAAACGCAATCATTGATGATGCAATAAACAAAACAAGTGCTGGACTAGATGGCGCTCAAATTCTTAAGAATGTTCAAACACTTCGCCAAGAAGCAAAGAAAACATACAACAATAAAAGTGCCGATTTACAGGCTCTTGATCTTGCAGACACACGATTGGCGATTGCCAACTCTTTAGAGGCAATGATTGAATCTAACATTTTCAATCCTAAGTTGTTATCTGATTTCAGACAAGCCCGTCAGAAGATGGCTAAGACGTATGCCTATGAAGCCGCTACAGACTTTAACACTGGCATGATTGATGTCAATAAACTCAGCCGAGTTACCGCAAAAGATAATGCTATGACGGGTGATATTGCTGCTCTTGGCAAGATTGCTGGTAATTTCCCTGACGCATTTACTACTAAAGCAACAGAGTCTATTTTAAGTGCGCCTCGAATTACTCGATCTGGCATTGGTGGTACAGCTGGTGCTACTCTTGGCTATCAACTAGGTGGCGTTACGGGTTCTGTTCTTGGTACTGCTGCGGGTGTACTTGCGGGTGAAGGTGCGGGCATGTTTGCGTCCAACATCATGTCATCTCCCAAATATCAAGCGGGATTGAGTTTGCGTGACGCACGTATTCCTGTTAGTCAGGTAGCAACTGCGGCACAGCCTATTCCTCAAGGTCAGGCAATTGTTCCTTATCAACAAGAAGTATTTGATCCATCGGTTGGTGGGCCTGCTGGAAAATTGCGTGTTGTCTATGATGAAAATGGGCGACCCATTTACAAGCCAGAAGAACCCCGTCAAGGCTTTACAACGCCACAACAACAACCACCATTTGGCCCAACTGTATTTGAGTCTCAACGTGGTTTGCCCAATGAAGTGCCACGACAAATTTACGAAGCTCAAAAGCGTGCAGAAATGGCACAAGAGTTTAGGGCGGCTGCGGAACGCAAACCTGCAAGTGGAGGCATTGAGTTTACATTTGATGCTGTTGGAAACCTTGTTCCAGTAACCACTTCTGGGGCGGGTGGCGTATTGCCTACCGCCTTAGAGTCTGCTATTCAGAAAATGTCTGGGCAAGTTATTGAGCAACCTAGCACAAGCTACAGAACTCAAACAATCTCTCCTAAAACTGGTGCTAAACCATACACACGGATTGTAAAAACAGAAGGCGAAACAACATTTGAACGTGGTGTTAATCAAGCGTTTGCAATGACTGCTGAAGAGAAAATTGCATGGAATAAGCTCAAAGTTGACTTGGGTGAAGTTGTTCCAGGCATGAAAACTCTTTCTAATGAGACTATTTTGAATAGACTTCAAGATGTTGAGTGGGCTAAAGATGCAGTTAAAAAGGCTCGTGATAAAGCTATTGCCTATCAAGAAATAGCAAATCGTGCGAAAACTAGAGATGCGCAAAGGGAAGCCATTGCCAACAGAGATCGTCTATACGATACTGCCGAGCAAATAGAAGAAACATTAAGGCTATCAAGACCTGATGTTAGTGGTAAGCAACAAGGGCCAAAGACTCGTGCGGCTTTCCGTGAAGGCTTGCTAACAAACCCACAACCGCCATTTAAGATGGAAATTCGTGGGACTAACAAACTTCTGTCGGGCGACTAAATGATTGATTGGGCTGAAGCAATCATCGCGATAGTCTGTATTGGTTGTTTTGTCATCTTTTGTAGTTACATCATAATTTGGGCGTACCCGTGAGATGGCTAATAGCACTTGTTTTAACTCTATCGCTTCAATCTACAGGGAAAGACCTATGTAGTGTGCGTGAGTTTTATGGAATAGCTTACACAGTACATAACCCGTCAGAGCGTCATCAACAAATGTCTGCTTGGCTTACAAAACATAAAACATTGTGTAAAAGTTCTGACATGACTGTTATATGGAATAACTTATCGGAATGGGCGGGTAGTGCAGATAGTGCTGAGTTAAGACATAAAGTTGTTATTGCTTACAAGGATGCTGTAGAAAGGGAGAAGAAATGATCGATACCATCAAATTATTCCCTACTGTTCAACCTTCTGGGTATCCTGATAAGACAGATGCCTTAGAGCGTAGAGTTGAGAAGCACCATGAGGAATATCGTGCTTTATTGGAGCAAAAAAAGGTACAAGATAAAATTGAAGATATAGCATTTGAGCTATATGTTAAGAAGGCTGAACAGAATAAGTTAAGACTTGAGATATTTCAAAATCGTAAACTAGACCTTTATGTGTGAGGATATATGGAAGATTTAAGAGGCAGACTGACTTTCTATGTAACCTTTATGGTTAGTGCAACGCTATGTATTTGTATTCTAGGGATGGTAGCTGCTTTCATTCTTGGTCTATGGGCAAAAGAGGTTGATAACTCGGAAATTTTTTCCCTGCTCAGCCCCGCATTTCAAACCATTATTGGTGGCTTTATTGGCCTTTTGGCAGGTGTAAAGCTATCGCATGACGAAGACAATAAACATTGTAAAAGGGACTAACTATGTTTGAAATGTTATCTGGTGGAATACTAGGCTCTATCTTTGGTGGGGTGTTTCGCCTTGCCCCTGAAGTCCTTAAATGGATGGATAAGAAAAATGAGCGTGAGCATGAACTCAATATGTTCAAGTTCCAATGCGACTTGGAGGCTCAAAGAGGCGCACAGAAACTCGCAGAAATAGGCGCACAAAGGGAAGCCGCAGTTGACGTGGGTGTGATGGATGCCTTCAATAACGCCATTACACAGCAAGCAGAGATGGTTAAGGCGGCAGGTGGATGGGTGGCCTCACTTTCTGCTTCTGTGCGTCCTGTGGTCACCTATTGGGTTTTGTTTGTTTGGTCATTTATCCATGTTTGGTTTGCTTGGAACGCATGGTTAGCAGGTGCGCCAGCTACTGAAGTCTTCAAAACAATGATGACTCCTGACTTTTCTGCCTTGCTCTCAGGAACTATTAATTATTGGTTCTTAGATCGCACTCTCTCTAAGCGTGGAATATGAACTTAGAGTTGGCAGCAGAACTATGCAAAAGGTTTGAGGGCTTTCGTTCTAAGCCCTACCTTTGCCCTGCTAACGTAGCTACGATTGGTTATGGCTCTACCTACTACGCTGATGGTCGTAAAGTTAACCTTGCAGATTCTCCAATAGATGAAGAAAATGCAAGGATATTGCTAATGTATGAACTAGAACATACCTACCTACCAGGCGTTCTAAGGAACTGTCCGATCCTTCTGACAGATGAGCGTAAGTGCAATGCTATCGTTGATTTCTGCTACAACTTAGGCATTGGCAGACTTCAAACCTCCACTCTCAAGCGTAAAATCAATGCCCAAGATTGGGAAGGCGCTAAAGAACAGCTCATGCTTTGGAACAAAGGCGGTGGGAAGGTTCTAGCGGGTTTGACCAAGCGTAGAGTCGCTGAATGTGCTTTGTTAAATTAAAATGTCATAATAACGCTATAAGGTGTTGAAATGCCTAACATTCCTACGCCAGAAGATACAAAACTGTTCGCACAAAGTGTCAAAAAGTGGCAACAAGTGCTCAGTTTGGGTGATTGGAGAATAGAGAAGGGAAGTAAGGCGGCAAAGGCGGCTATGGCTTCTGTGGAGTTTAATACTCAGGCTCGGTTGGCTACTTATAGATTGGGTGACTTTGGTGCTGAGAAGATAACACCAGAATCTCTGGATCAGACTGCTTTACATGAGTTACTTCATGTGTTTCTGCACGATTTAATGACTGTGGCTCAAGACCCTAAATCCTCTCAAGATGAGGTGGAAATGCAAGAGCATAGAGTCATAAATCTTTTAGAAAAGTTACTTTCAAAGGATTCCAATGGGAAGTAGTACCGAAACGTGTACC